AATACTATACTCCCTGCGCCACACGGGTAGGCGGGAAAACTAAAGTTTTCAAATTAAAGGCAGCTACGCAGAGTTTTAACAATAAATTATATTTAATCTGTCCTCTGATATTTTTGTTACATCTGGTAAAAAATTAGCCATAACAATTACATGAATATTTCCTAACTGGCAATTAGTTACTGGCTCATATTTATTACTAATAATAATTCTATCCTTCATCATCTCAATTAAACTGTAATTGCAATACTCCTGCATATCTCTTGGAATATCAAATACAACATGACGTGTGGGGTCCTCTATATAGCTGTAAGCAACATCATCCTTCTTTCCTCCGCGTGAGTAGAACCAACCACGTGTAATAAGCATCTTTGCAAAAGTAGTCTTCCCTTCCCCACCAGTGGGCCCATACACCCAAAGTAATTGTCTAGGTGAGGCTGTATCTGCTATAGCTTCCTCAACACGACTCTTCCATTCCTGTTCATCGTCTTCAACCTTGAAACCTTCTTTAAATTTTTCCAGATCTATTCTTGCTCTGCATCTTCTTGCTTTACCTGGATCTTCGAGTTCCATTTCTTCTGGGTCTTCTATATATTTCTCCATTAACTTTCTTTTATTACTTCTTTCTTGAATGAATTCTCCGAATTCATAAGGACCAGAGACTCTTGAATCTTCTTTCTTACAATAATCAATAGCTTGTTTTCCGGTGGAAAACACCTGTTCAACATGTGGGTTACCTCCTACTATGTTTTTAATAGTTGTAAACCTTACCTTCTTCTTCATCTGAATCATACCCTGAAGGTGGTCGTGGTTGACCTTCTCGTGTTGCCATACTGCGTATTGAACTCTCTCGTCGAAGACGAGAGAAGGCATATCTCCAGAGAAGTTGAGAGTAAACATCCACAAGCAACGAGACATTTTTAGTAGAATGACTAAAAATAAAAAAACAAAGACTTTTATAGGTGCTCCACACAGAGGGTGCGCCGCAGGGGT